TAGCCAATGATATGCTCATACACTATGATACAGCGTTTTTACATGGAGCCCCTGTTATGGGTGGTTATATGGCCACTAGGCAAAACGTTATGCACATGGTTACTCCCGTTAGTACGTACAATAAAACATTCCTTAGGGAATGTGTGGACGCTTTCTCGAATGAAATCATTCAATCTCTTCCAAAAGAGAGTATGAGAGAGTTAATACAATTGTCAGATACAGCGGCAATTAATGGTTTGGGTGGTGTGAAATTTGTTGATGCTATTCATAAGAGTACATCTATGGGTTTTCCATACAACACCACTAAAAGCATTTTTACTAGAAGATAAGAGTGATGCCTATCCAGATGGTGTTAAGTTTGTTGATGAAGTTATGGATGAACTCAAGCTGATAGATTGTGCTTATGCTGATGGCGAACGCTATTTTCCAGTTTTCACTGGTCATCTTAAAGATGAGGCTGTGCCTATAGCTAAAGTCGTAGCGCGTAAGTGTCGATTGTTTACGGCAGCACCAGTTGCCTGGAGTTTGAAGGTTCGGAAGGAGCTGCTTACCTTTGTAAGAGTTATGCAGAAAAACCCTTTTATTTTTGAGGCTGGACCTGGCACTGTGTGTCAATCTAAGCAATGGGGTGTTATTCGGGACTATTTATGCCAATTTGGTGAAGACCGCATTGTAGGTGGTGATTATAGCAAGTTTGATAAGAAGATGATAGCAGATTTTATTCTCGCTGCTTTCGATATTATTATTAACATTCTTCGAGCTGCTGGCCGACCAGAATGTGATTTACTTGCTGTACAATGTATTGCATTTGATATTGCTTTTCCTTTGTGCAACATTAGTGGCGATTTGGTGGAGTTCTTTGGAACAAATCCGTCTGGCCATCCGTTGACCGTAATCATCAATTCATTGGTGAACAGTCTGTATGTTCGATATGCCTATCGTACATTAAACCCCAACCAAGAGGTTGTTTCTTTTAAGAAGCATATAGCCTTATTTACGTATGGGGATGATAACACGATGGGCGTTTCTGAACTTGTACCATGGTTCGATCACACCACCCTACAGCAAGCACTTGCTAATATAGGTGTTGAATACACTATGGCAGACAAAGTATCGGAAAGCAAACCGTACATCCATATTGATACCGCTTCGTTTCTGAAAAGAGCATGGAGATGGGATGCCGATGTGGAAGCGTGGTTGTGTCCCTTGGAGGAGGAATCCATTATCAAATCTTTGACTATGTGGGTACCATCTGCTTCTGTTGATGCCTATTCACAAATTACTGATGTGATTGGAAGTGCTGTGCAAGAATACTTCTTCTATGGCAGGGAGAAATTTGACGCTGAGCGTAAATTTTTCCAAACTATCATGATGCGCGAACCGTTCGTGCATTATATCAAGGAATCCACGTTCCCGACATTTGATGTCCTTAAGGAACGATTCCACAAAGCCTCTCAGTAGGCCGCGGACTACAAATCCGCAACCTCAATTGCGCTAAGCCACGCAATTGATTGTATCTAAAAGGTTGTTCATGTTTTTATGTTTGCATACCGCTTGCTATAACGCAGGTGAAGACGTTGACGCACTTACTACAAATAGTGCGGCCCAAAACGAGTGGCTAACAGCTCGTCCGGGTAAATTAAATGTTTA